CCATATTTTGCTGAATCAAAAAGACCAGCACTCGTATTAGTTGCTAAATAATCTGTTAAATATTTATTTATTCCTTTACCCAATGTTGATGTTGGGCCACCTAAACTATTTAATAATGTTGCATAAGGATTTCTAGTAGCCTCAGAAGATGTTCCATACCTTGAAGCAATATCTTGACCACCAAGATTCAATCGACCTGCATTAACACCAGCAGTAGAGATGGAAGTTCCTAAACCAGTTCCCAAAGTGAATGGTTGTTGAGCCATGTTCTCTAGTGTTCCAGCCTGACCAAACAATCCTGCACCATAAGTGACTTGTTGTTGACCTGCTTGTTGCGCTTGTGCTACCAATGCCGCATCTTGTTGAGCCAAAGCGTTGTAATAGGCTTGCATCTCAGGATTGCTACCCATCAAGCCTTGTGCGCCACTTGGACGTAAACCAGTAGAACCTACTGACAAACCGCCACGACCAGTTTGCAAATTCTGATTTCTAATATCTGCTAACTGTCTTTGCCGACTTGGATCAAGCAATTCATACTGTTTTTTTAGATAGTCTGAAGCAACTTGTTCAGGAGTTTGTGCTAGATAACCAGCACCCAACTTCATTAGTTGGTCTTGTGCAGAAACAATTTCAGGCGATCCTGTATAGCCAGCAGTTTTTAACTGACCAGTAATAGGATCAGTTGTGAACTGAGATGTACCAAATTTAGTTGTTACACCTACTGGACGAAACTGTGCGCCTGTAGTTGCTTGACTAGTTGCTAATGCTAAATCTTTTTGCGCTTGAAGAGCCGCATCCTTAGATGCTTGGGTTTGCAATAATCCACCAGCAGTCTGCAATCCACCTTGTATGGTGTTAGGATTTAATAAAGATGTTGCCACATTAGTAGCAACGCCAGCACCGACTCCTGTGAGAACTTTATCAGCAAAAGTAGGAATAACAGGAGGAACTACAGGAGGAACTACAGGAGGAACTACAGGAGGAACTACAGGAGGAACTACAGCAGTTGGAGCGGCAGGAGCAGGAGCAGGAGCGACAGCAGGGGCGACAGCAGGAGCAGGTGCAGGAGCAGGGGTGGTAGGATTAGTAAAGTTAACTGTTTGTCCAGGTAAACTTGTTGATCCATAAGGTGTGCTCGCACTAGAAGTAACTCCCGTTTGAAGGGCGGCGGCTTTAGTTGCGGCATCGCTTGTACCAAAAGCAGGGTTAAAACCACCACCAACATCAATGTTGTCAGCCGCTAGAGAATCTAAACCAGACCCACCTAATAAACCAGAGCCAGCCAAATACGATCCAGCCGCCGTCAAAATCAACGGTTTTACATTATTTGCAAGTTTTCCTATATCGCTTATAAGACCTGCTACGTTAAAACCAGAATCTTTACTTCCACTTGTATAAAATTGATTTTCTTTAGGAGGAACGACAGCACCAGTCTTGGTGTCATACGCCATGTTTACGTCTTTAAACTGACTGCCACCAATTCTTTCCCGTAATCTAATTTCTTGTGGTTGTGTGTGGTCGTAAATGCCTTCACCAGTTATTGGGTCATAAGACACTTTAAAATTTTGTGGAATTACTCCAAAGTCATTTGAAGTTGGAACTAATTTTCCATCAACATAGACACCATAATCAAGGTGTTGCCGATTTTCTTCTGCAAATTGTTCTGGGCTTAACGGCAATGGCTTTACAACAGCACGACCACTATTGATTGCGCCTACTACTTCATCAAATGTAGGTTTATCTCCTAATGGAGCATACGTAGGTACTGCTACTGGTGAAGTAGTTGTAGGTGTAAATAATCCCCCTGATGGTGCAGGAGCAGGTGCAGGAGCAGTTGACGTTGTATATACAGAGTTAATTACGTCCGTGGTTGTCCCATACTTAACAGCCAAAACTTTTGCAAGTTCAGGCGTAAGACCGCCAGCGGCTTGTACCGCAGTAGCAAGTTGTTGATTGGTGGCGTTTGGGTTTTCTACCGTCCATTTAAGAACAGCATTTACTAATTCATTTGTGGTTGCCATACAATTTTCCTTTACATCGTTCCATTTGCTATGACATTACCAATCACAGTCAAATTGCCAGAGGCATCAATCTTTGCTACAGGTGTAGATACATTGTAGATATACAACACATTTGATGCTTCAACAAAAGAGAAGTTTGACAATGTTCCATCTACCTTCGTAGCAATAGCCGTTTGGATATTTGTAAACTCTGTATCAATCTCAGTACCCTTAACAACCTTTGAAGCATTGCCTGAAGCAAGCGCATCTTTAGCCGCAAAGTTGGTAGTTTTCGTGTAATTAGCCATATTTATTCCTTACCCAAGTTTTCCATTTTTAGCCTGAATCTCAATCTTTTGGATGCTCACAGCAGAACCATTTATATCAATTTCATACGCTGTTTGCACAACCTTGCCAAAGCCAGATGCTTGACCAACCAAAGTGCCAATCTGGATACCTGAAGAATAGTAAGCAACAGGAATACCATTAGCACCATACTCAGCCATTCCATATTCTGAAATTGTTGCAATAGGAATAGTTGCTTGTGATGCGTAATATTGCCCAGAAAAGTCATACGACCATTTAATTGTAAATGTTTGATTAGTTCCACCAATGACAACAACAGAAATCTTCTTCAAAATAGAAGTGATGTTTGCATCGCCTAAGTCTGCATAGTTGGTGTAATACTGGAAACGATAAGAAGATGCATGGTCAAGAAATGTCCCATACTTTCCTATATATCCACTTTTACCTATTAACAAGTCACCATTTCTTTTTGCCAACAATGCAGTTGGTTCAATAGAATCCCAAGTTGTTACCCTAGCAGAACCATCTTGCAACTGTGCCTTTGTATCAAAAACATAGACTTGTTTGGCAATAGGTAGCGTTAAAAGGTAAAAAGCATTAACTTCAGAGTAAACAGCCTTAATATTAGGTAGTGTTTCACTAGATACATAGTCCATCAAATCATTACGAACATTCTTTGATAAATCACGCAATGGGGCAGACTTCTCTTGGATGGTTCGCAAAAGACTACGCACACCAGAATTAGATAGGAAAACAATGTCTGAACCCGTAGAAACTATGGAATCCCTTGATAAACAACCAATGTTTCCAATAGTGTCAGCCAACGACATTGTGGATGGGGTTGTCGCTCCTCCATAAACCAATATCTGACGCTTACCAAAGATAACCAAGTAATTGTTATGTGCGCCCAAACCCATTATCTGATCCGCACCATTAGCCCAAACCCTAGAAACATCAAGACTGCCAGATGTGCCAGCAGTCCAGTTATGTCCTGCCAATAGGTCAGAAAAAGTTATCGTTACATTGTCTGCTGAAGTATCAGCCACCCACAAGCGACCAAAAGCAGAAATAACAATGTTTCCCAAAGGAACTGTGCCTGTATATCCCGTTTTTTCAGACACACGCCTAAAAGTGGTTAGGCTTACAGCAGGGTCATAAATTAGAGGGTCAAAGCCAGATTGGAAGAAAAAGGTAATGCCATTTAAAGATGCACATTGCCAATTACTTGCAGTAATAGTCGGGGCAGTACCGCCACCCCCATAGGTCAATTCTGTAACTGTATTAGTAGAACTGAGTTTAAATAACTTGTTGTTTCCAGCAAATAATACAGTTAGTGTTCCATCAAGTTGCACTAACTCATGTATGACTTTTACGTCATTTGCGCCTAAATTGCCAGAGGATGAATTAACCCTTGAATAGCCTTTTCGTGCACCAATACGTCCATATTGGTCAATGACGCAATTGGTGGCAATGGATGCATACCCTGCCTCCAATGTCAGAGGAGAGTCTTGCGTGTTTAGCCCAAAGAAGCCTGGCGCTTGAACACTAAAGGTCTGCAATTTTTGCGTCATATGCTGACAAACTCCTTATTCTCTGGATAGCGTGTGCCTTCCAAAGCAATATAGTCAGACAGCATTGCTTTATACAAGAGGTATGCCTCTGAAGAGGATAATCCACCATCTTCACCACGCTCTACCAATGCTCTTGCATAAGCGTTTTGCACCACTAAAACATCAGAAACTTTTACTACAGTAGCATCTAATGCCAATGTTGTTTGTGGAACAGTCAACATAAATTTGATTGTGTATACCGCATTAGGTATTGGATAGAGTTTTACTTGTGTGTCGTAAGAGCCATCTACCCCATCAAAAGCATATTCTGTTGGCGTTCCTGTTGCAATAGGAGCAAAGTTTAGTTTGCGGTTCATGTCCACAAAACTAATGTTTTTCAGCCCTAAAAGGCTAGTTGTATTGATTACATCCATGACTTGAAACTTCTGACCAGCCCCTGTAAGGGAATAGGTAGAGGTAGTAGCGGCAGTTGTAACTGTGATGGTTGTACCCAAGGAATTCCAACTAAATGCATCTTCAATCTGACGCTTGGCATCATTGATAAATTTAGCAATCAGGGTGGAATAGGTAGTTTCGTTGAAAGTGGTTACTACAGGTTCTCTGAGGCGCACTAACACATCGTTTACAAGTTCTAAGTAGGTCATGCTCTAGTCAACCCTTCTTCTTCAAATGTGGCTATAAAACTGAATGTACTTGCAGACTGAGTAGTTATTTTGATTTTGTCACCCTCTTCTAAAACAATGTAGGCGTTGCCATCAAACTGCAAATAGGTTTTTGATGAGAAATCGTATTGAGTCAATATATCAAGAGTAGTATTAGCACTTGAGTCAAACCATTGAACAGTTATATGCTTGGTAGACCCGCCTGTATTGTGTATGTACATTACAGTAAATTTAGAGTAATAGCCTCTAGGACAGGTATAGACTGTTGTGTCTACTGCCGCTGTAGGACTTAAACCAACCGATAGTGCTCTCATTTCGCTTTTGCCTTATTTCGTGTAGAAATAGACTTAGCCTTTGCCTTTGCGTCAGCCTTTGAGGATGCACCCCATGCTTTAAGCGAAAGAAGCAGTCTTGTCGGTTCACCTTTCTTGTCATACTCAGGGCCATCGTTGCCACTCATACGAGCCAAGAAACTTGCTCTGCGAGGGTTGTCCCCCGACTTTACTGGCGCTTTTAAATTGCCACCAGTTTCCGCATTATAAGATGCTCTGCCCTTGGAGTTCAACCCCCCTTTAGCATTTTTACCTTCGGAGCGTTGCCAAGCAGGAGTTTTCATCACTTCACCTTTTTAGGCTTCTTTGCAGTTTTAGCAGACTCGATAAATGCTTTGGCAGTTGGCGCACCTTTGCTACCAACTTTCCGCATACGTTCACCAGAACCTGCTTTAATTCTTTCTTGTTTGGCATTGATATTGGCATAAAGTCCTTGTTTCATTTCTTCTTCGCCTTTCCTGCCTCAGACAAAGCAATAGCAATCGCTTGTTTTTGGCTAGTTACTACTTTGCCTTTTTTAGAGCCTGAGTGCAGTTTTCCTGCCCCATACTCCTTCATTACCTTGCTAATCTTGGCTTGGGCTTTAGTTTTCATATTAGTACAAAACCTTTGCCGTGATAGTTCCAGAGGTGTAGGCTGTACAGTTGGCTCTTAGATACTTTGGTGCGTTGGCAATAGTAACAATGCCATCAGCAGTCAATGCTGTACCAATCGTTGCGTAGGTTGTTCCATCCAAACTACCTTGAAAAGCAACAGTAGCAGTTGTTATCCCTGTAACTTGCAAAAATGCTGGTTGCCCTGCATCTGCTTGTACAGGCTGAGATGCACCAGTTGCAACTACTGCGCTTAAAAGGGTTTTTGCCCCAGATAGTGAACTCATTTACTTCTCCCAGATTTCTTCATCATGTTGGTAGCTGTGCGCTGACCACGCATGGGCATAGCCTTCGGTTTACCAATGCCAATCATAATGGCAATAGGCATACCCTTTTTCTCTGATTTCTTTGGCATCTTTGAGCCAGACATCTTGCTTGGTTTTCCGTACATCATGGTTTCTCCTTGGTTATTGGGCCACCTGATTTCCACGCATCACAGGTTCTGAGTGCGGCACAGGTAAATTGAAATAGATCGCAATATCCTAAATTAGCCGCCTTGACAAAGTTCTCGTCATAGGACAACTCATTCTTACCCTCATCCTTCTCTAATCCACCAAGGATGCACTCCATCATCTTAGGAGTCTGAATAAATGCGGCACAGTTGCCACATCGCATATCCATAATGTCTTTAGTAGGAGCGTTATACATCTTGGCTTTTTTCAACCAAAACGCATTATTTGGCTCTAGCGGATTAGGTGGGCCATATCCATACTCTTTGAAAGCATGGTTTCTGTTCT